CAGGGCTATTCAGGGAGCAACCCCCGAATTTATATGTTTAGTTGGACCATGGATTATGGCATTACAGGATGCGATAAAGAAAATCTGGTCCTCTAAAAATTGGTGTTGTTTTACTAGCGGCGTTAGAAGTGATAAAGCCGCACAGCTAATCAACGAACCGTGGCAATTTGTCGAAGATGATATTAAAACTTTTGATTCATCTGTTTGTGAGAATCTTTTGCAACTTGAGTTGTGGATAGCTAGGAAATTCGGTGCTCCTAGAGCCGTACGAGATTTAATGCTTGAGAATTGTAATACTCACGGGTATACTTTTTTTGGAGCAAAGTATTATGTACCCGGATGTAGAAAATCTGGTGATCCATACACCTCTCTTTTCAACTCTATGCTCAATGCGTTCATGCACGCTTTTATTATTGGAGATTGGCTGAATTGGTCCATAGATGAGGTTAAAGAACATGTCCGCATGTTAGTAGCGGGTGACGACAATGCAATGTGTATTAATAGTGAAATAAGAATACCTTTTGTTTACTGCATGTCTAGGCTTGGTTTTTCTAGTGAAGCCTTGTATCGTGATAGTATCTTTGACCTTGAATTTTGCTCTTGCAGAGTTTATGATGTTGATGGACAACTTACTTTTGGCCCTATGCCTGGCAAAGTGTTATCTAAACTTGGGTATTTGAACAACCCACCAGTTAATGTTACTAGAGAATCCATGATGAAAGGGATTGCATTAGGTCTTAAACATAGTTGTTATTTCATACCACCGTTGAGAGCTGTAATTGATTGTATCTTACGCCTCACACGTAGTAGCGTTGCTTATGAAGGTCCTGAAACAAAATTTAAAAAAGACGATTGGCACATGAATTTTGTTCACGTTAACACTAAGTTTACCGCTAGTGTTTATGTAAGTTTATTTTGCACGTACGGCTGGACTTATGATATGCAGCGCGGTTTTGAAGAGTATTTAGCCAAGGTAACATTCGATTGTGTTCTTAGTTACACCCCAGTATTGTACATTTTAATTGATTTTGATGTCTCTGGTTTTAATTTATTTAAATGTTGACTAATGTCATCTCTTCTTTCATTCTTGTTTCCTTATTCTTGGTTTGTTTTTTAAATCATGTGTATTGTGTTAATGCTAATATGTATTCACGACGTTTGCAACCCTTAGGGCGTAGGCAATTAACTGAGTAAGATTCTCAGGCGGATTAAATCAATCTCCCTCTTTGCCACCAAAACAATAAAAGAGATTTTTCTGAGCTTTAGGAA